AATAAAGTGAATAGTTGACTGGGAGGGGAATTATTGGTGGTACAGAAACCGGCCTGGTGGGAGATCTGTATAAATCCAGATTTGCAACAATTTATTATTAAGATGAGTCAGGCTTTTACGAAAAATTGGGTAATTCAAGAAGATCTACAGCAGGAGGCATGGTTAAAAATATGTGAATTTCTCGGGGGCCTGGATGCGAGAGTTAAGGGGAATACAGGTCGATGTGTAGCGGCGTCAGCCGACGAATTACTACGGCGCGGTAGATATGATTTAGGTACATATTACAGGATTGCGGATAAAGCAATGGATGCGCTATACCACCGGGAGTGGCGGCACTGGGAGAAAACGCGGAAATTGATGAACCGGCTTCAGAGTCGGCAAAGTAGGGTAAGGAAAAAATTTAATGTGTTAAAAAGAAAGCGGACACGTAGGTCCGCTTAATGATTATGAGAAAAAAGTTGAATTTTTTTTGTCAATGCGTCAGAAAAACTGCTCAGCGCGTCAATAGTATATAGGAGATAGTGCTGCTTTTCCCTCCTTGGGCAGCACAAATACGGGCCCGGTCTCAGGATCGGGTCTTTTTTATTGGGGCATATTGTGGTCAAAAAAATCTGGCTGATTCTGCTCATAATGTTCATGGTGAGCTGTGTGAATCTGCCCGAGGAGAAGGCATACACAGGACCCCCGTTGCCGGAGGAGATTGGAATTTTATGGAAGGTGTACGGGAAACCTGAAATATATCCCGGTGTAGCTATGACTATGGTCTGGGATTTGGGTGTACAAAAATTGCATGTATTTCTGGCTTATGACTATTTCCGGGGTTGGTCGTTGGTGGGCTATGAAGTGACTGGGAATTCCATGCCTTCCGAGTTTCAGCTAGCCATGTACATAGTGGCGAAACAGTACAGGGAGCGAGAGGTCCCGAGGGATCCTTGGGGGAATCGTATTACGGACCCCAGGGTTTTGCATCCGGAGTTTCGGGGATGGTAGCGAAGAACATACCCGACACACCTCTGGAGTCGCAAAGCGTCTTCATGTGCAAATTGTCGGGTGATTGATAAAGGGCCAAGGTCGACGGGCCGAGGCCACCTACGTAGGCGGGGATATCCCAACATCCAGGGTTGCGAAGGCGGCCCCAGGGGTGTCTCCATTGATGTCCTTCTGGTAGGCGGAGAACCGGCGGCCCCGGGTGTGCCGCAAACACCCGTTATATTTTGAGCGTCGAAGGTGCGCTGAGGGGTATATAAACAACATATAAAATGTAATAGGGAGGGGTGAATGAAACATAAAGTCCCGTGGAAGAAGAAGCGTAACGGTAATACTCCGGCCAAGAGGTCCAAGAGATTTCTGCGGCGGCTCTCGGTGTTGATGTGTCGGGAGCGTAGAGTAACGTTGTTCGAGATGATCGTACTTCGGTTTTGTCCCGGGGTACTGATGTGACAAAAACCAGACCGCCCGAGCTGCAAGAATATAGAGACTGGGAGGAGGCCAGTCGGTATAGCCGGGAGGGGTGGGCCGTGGCCGAGATTTGGATAGAACACAAAGGGAAGTGGATACGGGCGGAAGTAGTTAAACCACGACACGGGGATGGGATGATTCACTACTTTCATTCAGGGCTGATGATCCGTAAAGCGACAGCCCGGGAGATAGATAGTATTACAAAATGGAGGGTGTACTAATGCCTGTACACGTAGAAAAACGAGGTAATAAGTATCGGGTTGTGGAGCGGGGAGGGCGGATAGCCAAAACGAGCAAAGGAAATCCGCGTGATGGCGGGGGACATGCGAGCAAGGCCAAAGCCAATGCCCAGGCCCGGGCGATCAACAGCAACAGGTAGGGGTCTGATGTGCCGCGAAAGTGGAAAGTTGATCAGCATCCGAAGAAAGATCGGATTATCCGGGCCCTAGTCCGAGGCGAATCGTATGGGAAAATAAAGGAACGGTATGGCATTTCCCAAGCCGCGTTATCGAGATATCTGAAGGAGAAACTGTTACCACGAGTTGGAAAAGCGGCCTATGAGCAGGGGATGCGGGATGGATCGTTGGCGTTGCATGAGGTGCGGGAGGCTATCGAGCGGATTCATAAGATGTACCGGGCCTGTGATGAATTTCTGGAACACCCGGACAAACCTGGTGAGTATTTCCTGGGTCCTCGGGCCGGAGAGATGAGTATCGTATATGAGGAGGTGGATGAGGACGGTAACTGGCGTACACGATTAATGACTCTACAACAGGTTCTGGATCGGCTGAAGGCATCAGGGAAACACGTTATTACCGTGCGGTACAAACATGCGGATCCCCGGCAGTTGGTGTTGAACACCATGAGCAAAGCCCGCGAGCAGATGGAATTTCTGGCTCGGGTGGCGGGGCAGATACAGGATGTGGTTGTTAATGTGGCGGTGATCGAACAATGGGCGGAGATCAAAGTCGCGATATTAAATGCACTGGAGGATGCGCCTGATGCAAGGAGTAGGATCGTTACCGCGCTTAAAGAGCTTGTTAGCACTGGACCTGATTGACGCGATCGATCCCACGGAGTATTTACGGCGGTTGGGGTACGAGCCATATCCGTGGCAGGTATTCACCCTGGATGAGATCAAGCGGGGGTGTACTCGGATACATATTAACGGAGCTCGCCAATCGGGCAAAAGCACGGTCACGGCGGGTGTGCCGGCGTATGTGTCGAAAATGGAGCGGGCACTGAGTCTGATATATGCACCGTCTGATGATCAGTCCAAGGACGATATAGATCGGGTCAAGGATTTTATACGGCGTGATGCGTCATATCCTCCCTTGGTCCTGGATTCAACGGAGCATATAAAGCTGCCAAACGGTAGTTATGTGCGGGCCCATACCTCAACGGCTAAAACAAAGCGGGGAAAGAGCATGCCCCGGGTGATTGTGTTCGACGAGGCGGCCTACATTGACGACGTGCTCTATAAGACCGTCCGGCCCATGTTGACCGAAAATCCACGATGCGTGGTGATTGCGCTCAGCACACCGAATGGACGGGATGGATGGTTTCACAAAGCGAGTGAGTCCCAGCGGTGGACCCGGATTGTGGTTAAGGCCCCCTGGGAGCTCAACGAATATTGTGAACTGATTCCAGCGGAACCGGAGGAGCAATTTCGCAAACGTCTGGCGGTTGCTGGGATTAACGGGTTTTATTCACCCCGGCATCGGGACCGGGATTTTATGCTGGAGGAACTTGAGGAGCATGGAGAGCGTTGGTTTCGCCAAGAGTATTTATGTGAGTACGTGGAGCCTGAGGACGTGGTGTTTGATTACGATCAGATTGATCGGCTATTCGGCAATCCCGTCAAGCCGGACGAATCTGATGAGGGCGTACTAGTGAGTCCTCACGTGGAAACGATATGAATGAATATGCGGTACTGGTGGATCTGGCAAAAAAGAGGGATTTTACGGCAATTGTGGTGATGAAGGATAGCCCGCAGATAGCATTAGGCCATGAATTGTTGAAGCAACCGGACAAAGTTGTCCACTATTACGATATCGTGTACATCAGCCAGAGACAGGGGATGCGGTACCATTCGATTGTCCGGGATATTGAGGAGCTGATGCAGAGAGCCAACCTAGTTGAGAACGCCGATTTGATTGTAGATGGCACGGGCGTGGGCGAAGGGGTGGTGGAAATTATGCGCGAGCAGGGGTTGTATCCGATCCCTATTATCACCACGGGTAGTGGTTCCGTGCGGGAGGTGTATGCGGATGCTGCGGAGATATTTCCGTCGATACACAAGCTCAAAATGCGTACGCTGAAAGAGATCCATGTACCCAAGGCGGATTTGGTGGCCGCAGGTCAGCTGTTGATTCAGCAGGAGAGGGTACGTGTGGCCGCCGGGCTGCAGTGGGCTGAGGAGGCTAGGAAACAGTTTAAAGCCTTTCGGGGCAAGATCAACGAACGCACCAAGCACAAGGTATTTGAGGCGGAAACCGAAGAAGAGCATGACGATATCGTGATCTGCTATCTAATGGGCGCATGGTGGTTTGTAAAGCAACGGGCGCAACAGGAGATCCCCGAACGCAGCCTTCCGGAGGATAATGATCTAGGGTCATGGGATCCGTACGATTTTTGGTAAAGGAATGATATGGCTAAGACAGATGAAATAATTCAGGCCACACCCAGGATCAGTAAAGACAGCGTGGAAAAGCTGTACACAATACGCTCAGAACAGTTGGCGGATCGGGAACGGTATGATTCAATTTGGGCTAATATCGCCGAGAAGGTGAATCCGGCAATGTCGGATTGGAACGAAGGAAGTCCTGGTAAAACAGCTCCTCGAACATTTCAGGATATCTATGACAACACAGGGATCAAAGCATCGGTTCGGTTGACCGATGGGATCCAAGGATATGCATTCAGTCGTGGTGCCCCCTGGATGCGGCTTATGCTGGAAGACGAGGAGCTGATGGAAAGGGATGAAAATGCGGAATGGTTGCAGCGCGTCGAAACCGGTATGTATCATCGGTTGAACCTGAGTTCATTTTACGACGAGGGTCGTAGTTTTATCCGTACAGGAGCCGATTTTGGCACGGGAGTAATGTTCCGGCAAGACGATCCGGCCAGGGGTATCCCACATTACCAAACATTGCACCTCAAGCGGGTGTTGTTAATGGAGAATCCCTGGGGGGAGATAGATGTTTTGTTTCGTGATCTATGGCTGAGTCCATTTCAGGCCGCGGCTATATTCGGAGTTGATGCTTTACCTCATCAAATCCGCGAAGCTTATGAGCAGGGTAAAACCGCGAGATGGTGTTTCCAGCAGTTTATTCTACCGTTGGATAAGTTTGATCTTGATATCGGGATGCGTGAAAGCCGGGGTATGCCCTATTACTCGCTGTATGTAGCTGATGCAGATCATGCAAATCCAATCCGGGAAGGTGGGTATGATACCAAGCCGTTTTTTGCCTGGCGTTGGAGCCGCAATCCCGATGGAGTGGTATGGGGGGTAGATTGTCCCGGTATGATCGAGATATCCAACATTAAACAAGCCAACGGTTTGCGTAATGATTTCAGCCGCTTGGTGCAATTGTCGGCCAGGCCACCGATAAAGGCCACTGAGAGCCTGAGGGGTAAAATAAATCTTACTCCGAATGCATTTACATTTATGCGCCCCGGACAAGATTATAGTCCCGGGTTGGTTGTTGGGAAGATCGAGCCGATAGCTGAGGATTTGAAAATGATGCAAGATTCGATTAATGAGAGCTATTATTCGAATCTGTTTTTAGTGCTCACTGAGAATTTGGAGCGCATCAAAACGGCTACCGAGGTCCAGGGAATCAGGAGCGAGCAGGCGGCTATGTTGACTGCGTTTTTCGGACGCCTATCGGCTGAGTTTTTGGAGCCGGCAATCGAGGATCTTTTCCGCCTGGAAATGGAAACCGGGCGAGTACCGCCGCCTCCTCCTGCGTTGCGGGGGCGGGAGTTACAGGTAGACTTAATATCTCCCCTGGCGCAGCTTCAGAAACGCTATCTGCGTCTGGATACCACCCGGCAGTGGCTAAATGAATTGTTGGTAGTAGCCGGTATTCAAAATAAAATCGGCGAGACGAGTACTGTGTTGGATAATATTGATTTCAATGAATATGCCCGTGTTACCGAGGAGTTGTATCATGTCGACAAGCGGGTGGTACGTGATATTAACGATGTTCAGCGCATGCGAGCGGCCAGGGCGCAATTGCAGGCCAGGGCAATGCAGCACAAGATGCAGGTAGAATCTGCTCAGGCTGGGGCCCAGATGTTGAAAGCCGGCAGCGAAGCGCCGCAACCCGGTAGTCCGGTTGAAAACATGGTGCCGGGTTCTTGAGAGGTGTCATGACCAAGGAAGAGATTAAAGATGCCAAGGACAGTCTGCTCTTGGAAGAGAGCAGTCGCGAGGTATTCCGCCGTACCCTAACAACAGATGATGGCGTGCAGGTGCTGACGTGGATTTTGAATGAATGCGGCCTATGGGTAGGTGATCCTGAGAAGGTTGTGCCGGAACTGCATGCACTTGGGAATCGATTACTGGCTAAGATGGGCGTGGTTCATGAATTTAATCTGTTCGAGCTTACACGGAAATACACCGAAGCGGCGAACGATAATGATATAGCTGCACTACGCAGCAAAATTCATGAGGAGGAGAAAGAAAAATGAAACAGAGGATTTATTGGGCCCCCGATGAGGGCGGAGCAGCCGGAGCACAAGTGTCGGAGGATACGCCGAATGAGGGAAATGAAGGAGACGAGAAAAAGAACGATATTGCTTATCTTTCGCAGATTTCACCCGATGTACGGGAGAAATTGAAGGAGCGGCTTTCTAAGTATCCCAAGATCACTGACCTAGCTCAGGCCGTGGTGAATCAGGAGGATAGGTTATCTCGGGCCGTGATTGTTCCAAATCTGGAGAATCCCGATCCTGAAGAAGTCAAAAAATTTCGGGAAGCCATGGGATTGCCGGAAAAAGCAGAGGAATACGAGATTAAGCTTGAGGGAATAGAGGGCGGAGAGGAAGTCGGCAACCTGTTGAAAAAAGCCGCGTTCAACATGGGCCTAACCAAGAAGCAAGCTAACAAGTTTGGGGAAGTGGTATTAAAGCTGGCCACCGCCGGGAAAACCCAACAGGCCATTCAGGGAAAAAAGGCGGTGGAACAGTTTGAACCCGAGCTCTTAAAGAAACTGGATAATGACGAGGACAAACGTACTGAAACGTTGAATTTGTTTAAGCGGTTTCTCATTAAACGGATAGGAGATACCGATGTGATCAAATCATTAACCGATGCCGGACTGATTTATAATCCTGCTTTTGCCTTGAAAGCGGCGGAGATCGAAAGGCATTTTAGTGATGAGCCGTTTGTGGAAGGTGGAACCTCGGGTAAAGACACGACAAAGCCTGAGGGTCGGTTTGGCAGTTATTCGCCTGAGTTTCAGAAGCAATATGGGGGGATAAAGTAATGGCTCTGTTGGATGATGTTTTGGAAGAAATCAAAAAAGAATCACCGGATCAACAGGTGGACGAGAACCATGAAGAGGGAGGGTCGGTTGAAAGCGGCGGCGAACCGAAGCGACCGATGCACAGCTATAGTCAGGAGTTTGAAGAATTTGCAAAGAATAGCAAATAGTGATACCGCGTTGCGGTATCCATGGCGGCAAATCGCTGGACACTGAGGGTACTAGAAATAGACCTGCGTTTGAGATATTTTGGTCGAAACCGGGTAGGAAATAGACATATTCTCACCAGGGGACAGGATAGTTCAATCTGAGATACCAGAAACGCTGCGGAATACACATAAGAAGGAGTAACGACAATGAGCGTTATTACAATGAACACTCCCCTCAGTCTGGCCGAGGCCAGCAAACGTGAGGGGTATGACGGAGCCGCAGCCGTCATCGCGGAGCTTCAGCAGCAGAATGATTTTCTGGATGAAGTGACGTGGTTGCCTGCTACCCACAGTCTGTATAACAAGCAGCTGCAGGCAAAACGGCTCGGCAAGGGTGCGTTCAGTAAGGCCAATGCTCCCGTACCCACGATCTCCAGTTCTGCTGATGCGATTCTGGAGCCGGTTAAGTTGTACGAGGGGGATAGCCATGTCGACGAGCGGGTGCTCAAAGGGGTCAAAAATGCATTTGCCGTCCGCGATTCCGAGGACGCGATGAACCTCGAAGGCTTGATGCAGGACTGGATCTACCAGCTCATCTACGCCAATGAGGGCGAAACCCCCGATGCGTTCAAAAGCCTGAGTCGTCGGAGGGCTGCCCTGGGTACCGCCAAAAACGTCTGGAGCCTGGGTGGAACCGGGTCGGATTTGACTTCAATGTACCTGTTTGAGTTTGGCCCTTCAGGATTTTTCCTGGCTTATCCTCCGGGAACCCAACCTGGATTACTCAACGAAGACCGGGGTCGGCATAGTGTTCCCGCTCCCACCGGAACAGGGAACTACTGGGCGTGGATCCGGCATTACGAGATCTGGGCGGCTTTGGTGGAGCGCAATGTACGGGCATTCATGCGGATCTGCAACATCGAGACCGCCGGCGGGAGCAACAACTTCCGTGATACAACGGTGGGTCAGGGTGTGGATGTCTTTATCAACGCGAAGAACTGGCTGCCCAAGGTCGGGCGGAACGCGGTAGCGTTCTGTAACCGCACTCTCAAGGGTCAGTTGGACAACATGGCCTACGAGAAAGACAACGTACATATGACTATTCGGGAGGTCCAGAACTATGGTCCCATCACGTTCGTAGCCGGAATCCCGATCCGGTTGATGGAGCCGCTTCTCAACACCGAGAGCGCGGTGAGCTAAGGAGCAAGCCATGAGAGATGCACTCAACAATTTTGGTAACATCAGCCTGGCTACTGTCGACACCGACGTTTATAGCGCGGACGTTCTCGACCTGGAAGCAATAGGTAGCGGTGCCCGGTTTGGCCGGCACGCACTGGGCGTATCCGGAGAGAATGCATACATCGTGTTTAAGGCGGCTGCGGATTTTGAGGCCATCGACGGCATGATTCCATTCTTGCGCGAAGACAGTGATTCGGAGATGGGATCGGCCAAGAAGGTACTCATCGGTCCGGAGATTACCGCACCGGAAAAAGGCACGGTAATTGCCCTACCTCTGCCGTCAAACGTCAATCGATACATTCAGGCAGGCTGTACGCCGAAATCATCCGGAAGTTTTACCGCAAAAACGGTGGAAGCCTGGATCGAGTTCGGCCCGAATGTTCCCGAGGCCGCGCCCGGCGCCTAACGGGGACTCGTAAACGATCGGCCCCCGGTATAATGCCGGGGGCTTTTTTGAAGGAGAAAACAATATGAAGTATCTATGTTTAGAGCGCTGTTACGACAACAGCAAGTGTCTCGGCTACTACGAGGATGATGTATATGAGTTGACAAAAGATCAGGTCAAACATCTGAAAACTATCGGACTCATCAAGTATTTCAAGGAGATACCCGTAGAGGTCGAGAAAAAGACGGATCAGGTCAAGAAAACATCCAAAGAAGAATCAAAGACCCAGGAATAATCTATGGCCGGACCGACGCTACCCACCACCTGGACCGAGCTCTGCAACGCTGCCCTGGCTCGACTACACGTAGGAGACATTTCTGACTATGACAGCGATAGTAGTAATATCGCTGATAGCTGTAGATTGCACCTGCCCCTGATTCTGGAGGAAATTCTCGCCGGATTTGACTGGAACGGTGTAAGCAAGCGAGCAGAACTGAGCGAAAATGAGACGCCCCCCGCCTTTGGTTACGATCACGCCTATGATCTACCCTCTGATTTTGTCCGATTCTGTGGGGAAGATAATGTAGATGTGGAGGAATACATTGTTGAAGGGAATCAGATTCTGACAAACGCCGATGAAGTCTATATTCGGTATGTGTTTCGTCCTGCAGCGTTCGGCGATCTACCCGCTTATATTCTTCCGGCAATTGTTGCCGGACTGGCAGCCAGACTGTGTAAGCCTCTGACCTCAAATGACAAATTGCAAGCCGAAATTCAGAGAGAATATAACGATCCGGTGGTTGGTATTCTGGCTCGGGTCCAGGCGGTGGATGCGCGGTTCAATCAGTCAATCCCTCCGAATCAGGGAGATCATATCTGGCATGATGAATTGAGGTAATCTATGGCTAATGTGACTATGATCACCAATACTCTCGCCGCCGGAGAATTGGCTCCACGTACCGAGGGCTTGGTGAATCAGGCCATATATAATGCAGGGGCCCGGACACTGGAAAACATTATACCAATGCGAGTCGGAGGGTTTCGGAGGATGCCGGGATCGTATTATCTCGGTGGCACATACAGTGGGGCCAAGGCTCGTCTTATACAATGGAGAGCGCCAAGCACGCGTTATATCTGTGAATTCACTAATAACAAAATACGGTTTTGGTTGCCCGATCATACATTGTACGGAGCACCGCTTGAAGTAGTCAGTGATTATACCCTGACTCAGCTATGGGAAATTCAATACAAGAGTATCAAGGGCAAGCTCTGGCTGGTACATCCCAGCCATCCACCGCGGTACCTTGAAGAATCCGGCGGGGTGCCAACGTTAACCACACCCACCTTTACCGGGGATCGCACCTTCGACAGTGCTAATAATTATCCGTCCATTGTGGAGTTCGTGGCCGGTCGGCTGGGCCTGGGAGCGACGAACGCAGAACCGAACGCACATTTTCTGAGCAGGGCCCCGGATGCCTCCACGGGATCGGATCGGTTCACGGATTTTACCCTGGGAGAGTATGCTGATGATGCGATTATCCTCAAAGAATCGGAGGAGCGGTTTTTGTGGATAGTTTCACATCGGGGTGTTCTTTCCGGGGGAATCAATTATACCTGGATTTCCGATGGTTCAATCCCTACACCTTTGAGTTACGATTTGAATGTATTGGATTATGGAGGAAGTGCGGCGATACAAGCGGTGGCTGTGGGACCGTATGTTTTTTTTGTGACTTCCGGCACTCCGAGCCTGCATATGGTCTATTTGGGGCCGCAGGAGGAACCTCTGGATCCGGAGGCGAACATCTATTCCGATCATATTTTGCGCCCTGGAATCGTGGAGATGGTTGCGATGTTTCGTCCTCAACCCTATCTCTGGCTGGTACGTAGTGATGGTCAATTGGTCTCTTGTACAGTGAAAGGAACCGGAGAGGGGGCCATGATATTCGGCTGGGCCCGTCAGAAACCTGCTGACGGTGGTCTGGTGGAATCTGCGGCCGTGTTGCCGGTTGACGGCGGGGATGATGAGTTGTGGGTATCGGTGTTACGGGGATCTAATCGGGTAGTCGAATACTACGTATTAGCTGAGGAAGGTGAAGATTTTTCCGAAAGCCATTATGTAGATAGTGGATTTCGGAAAACCTATGGTACACCCACTCAAACAATTACTGGGTTGGATCATCTGGAGGGCAAAGAGGTAGATGCTATCGGGGACGGTCAGTGGATGCCTCGCAAGACCGTATCCGGCGGCCAGGTGACGTACGAGACGGGAGTAAATTTGATTCACATCGGACTCCCGCATCCGGCGAAAATACTGACCCAGAGGCCCGAACTCGCCTTAAACCTGACCTGGCAGGGAAAACGAAAGCGGATTGAAGAAATCGTGTTACGGTTGTATCGAAGTTATGGAGGTGCCGTGGGCCAAAGTGAAAGCGACCTTCACAACCTCCAATATGATCAGTATGGACCCTACAGCGGCGATCTGGTTGTACCGCTGGCCGGCACCGTTGACACAGATGGAGCGTTTTGGCTGGTGCAGAACGATCCTTTCCCCCTCAACTGCCTGGCCATGTTTACTCGGATTGCATTGATGGAGGCGTGATATGGGATGGCTATTCGCAATAGGGACATTGATTCTTGGGGGGATTGCGCTTTTTTCTCGGAATAAACAACAAAAAGAAGCGGCGGAGCTTCAACTCGAAAAAGATATCCTGGGATTGAAAGAGGATATTGCCGACTATACCACTGATTTGGCAACCACGCGCATAGCTATTGCTGAAGCCGAAGCGAACATTGGTAATGTCGAGGATTGGTTGACTTTATATCCCCAGTATGCAGAGAAAGAGAAGACCCAGATGGAGCTCGCCGGAAGCAGGCAATATCGGGAGCTTATGGAAAACTACGGTATGATGAACGTGCTGGCCGGTGCTACCGGGAGGGTGGCTGCAGGAACATCCATGGCGATAAAAGGAGAGCAGGCGCGGGAAGATGTGGTCGCTTTTGTGGGTGAGGATTTGACCTTCGATCCCGAAGGTGGCTTATATGGCATGACCTGGGCTGAGTTGCTTCAAAACCTAGAAGCTGAATACACCGGGCAGCAACGGCAATTGGATATTTATGAAACTGCATTAACCGAACTGACCGAGACCGAAACCGAGCTTGAAACGCTTATCGAAGAAGCTGAAGAACAACTGGGGGAATGGGAAGAAGAGCTAGGAGAAGAAGAAGATTTTGATGTCCAACCACTTGATACAGACATTGTTGAGCCACCAGATATCATCGACATCGGTAGTGGTCGTCCCCAAATATGAAGGAGTAAGTAGTTTATGCCTATTGTACTTCCGCAAGTAGACTATAGTCCCCTGTATCGGGCAATCGCATTAAAAGGTGAGGCCCGGACTGCGGGTATCCGAGTAGAATCTCTTGATGTTGTTTCGCGCATGCGGGATCTGCAGGAACGGCAACGGAAAAGTGAATTAGTATTTGGTGTGGCCGAGCTTCTTCTTCAGTTCGGGCAGAATGTTTACGGAATCTTCGAACAGCAGAAGCTAGAGGCCGCCAAAGCCGATCTTCATGGCCTGCAGCAGGAGATGATCGGTAAAATCCAAACCTATATCGACAACAACCAGTTCTCCTGGAGCACCGACAACAAGGACAACAAAGTCATGAAGATGCCCCCGGAGTTTGATCAGTGGTATCAACAATCTCTATCGGCCATAGAAGAGAAATACAAGAGTTTTCAACGAGTAAGGTCGTGGGCCAAGGATCAGTTGTATCAGATGTACGATCAGAGTACGGCGACCGCGTTGAACTACGGTCGTGATTACGCCATGAAGCAGACCCTGCAGGGATTTAATCGTAACCTTGATAATGCCATGACCGATGCAGTGAACGCCGGGGATTTTGCGACCGTGGAGGCGGTTATCAACAGCGCCCGGAATTGGCTTGGGGATCCCCAGGCCGATAACTTGATAGCCGCTAAGCGGGGTGAATTTACGTTTCGTGTTCATGAGAAACAAGTCCGCGCTATTTCGGCGACCGAAGGATTTGATGCTGCGGTTGCCCATATCCATGGCATGGGATTGTCCGCTGAAGAAACACAATCTTTGATTCAGGCCGCAGACAACGCAAACAGAATCACTAAAACCGCGATATTGGATCAGGTAGATACGGCATATCGGGAAAGACTAAAACAGGGAGATTCCCCTTCTCGTATAATCACGGAGATCCTCAAGACCGTACCGAAGTGGCTTCAGGATGATGTTGAGGATCGTCTGCGGGGTATCCAGGCACAAATCGTAAGCGAGCAAACCCTAGATCAATTTACCGATGTTCGTGATGATGTTAAGGGCTTACAAGAGCTTTACGATTATGTCAAGGAAGATGCGGGCGGACGGTATGAGGGGATTCCGGTACAACATGAAAAAGATTTACGGATGATCGAGAATCGTCTGCAGGCGGAGAAACAGCGCCAAGAGGGTATGAGTCCATCTGACAGGGAATGGGAAAAAGAAGCGCACCGGCAATGGATTATGATTCGGGCGATGATGGACCGGGGAGAGATTAACTGGCATCAGGCTTGGAAGATGGTCACGAATCGGATCTACGATCTCAGCCCCAGTGTAGCGGGAAGCGCCTACAATGAGTTGCGCAAGTTTATGCCCGAGCAGGTGCAGCCGTTTATGAAGACTCTGCAATCGGATGTCGAGCGGATTATTCGTGATTGGGAAGGACTTAAACCCCGGGAGGAGTTGAGCCCTGAACAGTTGAAAGAAATCCGTACAGCTCAGGGATACGTATTTGATGCAGCGGTTGATGCTATTCGGCGCAAACCCGATATTACCGCTACGGAACTGCATAACGAAGTCTTGCAACCCATGGCCCAGCTGTACACGAAATCCCTGAAGGTATTACGCGAACCGGCAATGGAACGTCCCCTTAAGGCGGCAGATAAAACGTTGGCTCAGATGCAAGCCCTGATTGAGACCGAAGATCTCGGAGGATTGGTCTATCATGATCTTCTAACTGGCCGCGTGGTGTATGCCCCGGGATTGGAGGAATCATTACAGCAGCTTTATAGTCGGCAGCAGCAGCTCGTGGCTGAAGAATTGGGTGTACCCTTCGAGCAGGTAGAATGGAAACAAGCGCCCGATATGCAGGGAGGTATCGGATTAATACGCCATTATGTCGTTGCGGGGAAAGAATACCGGTTTTTCGTTCCAGATCCCGGCAAGCCCGAGATGAAACTGTATGAATGGAATGAAACTTTACGCACCTGGATACCCGTGCATCCAGCCGAAGGAGCTCCGCTTGTTCCTATCCGAGAGCGAGTCGAAGAAGAAACACGTCGCGCAAAAGAGCGTGCTACCGAAGCTCTCAGGATTCAAGGTCTTACCCCTCCTGCACCCGAACCACCCGAGGTTCTGACGCCAGAAGAAGAAGCAAAGAAAAGAGCGCAGGAGGCATTGAAACAGTGGGGGTTTAAGTCCTTTCCTTTCGGGAGAAGATAAGCGATGTCTGATTTGTTACAACATCAGTTGTGGTGGGAGGCATATAATCCGCCGGCCGCGCCTACAGTTGAGAAACTTCGCAGTCAGCTGTCTGAGGAAGCGACCCAAATTGGAGTCGAACAGGCCCGCAGAATTGAAGAATTGAGTGTTCCCGTAACCGATCTTGAATATTCAATCATCAGTCAAGCTATTGCGGGCGCGGACGACCCGGAAGCTGAAAAGTTCAAATATGCTGCCGCCCTGCGGTATTCTCGCGAGTTTAATTTACCCTTAGAACATGCTTATAACAATCTCGAAGCGCTACATACCTATTGGCTCGGCAAGGCCGCCGCACCCAGATCGGATTTTATGGCCGTGGTTGATTCGTTCAAGGCCGGGCGAATAAGTATGGAATTGGGACGAGTCGCGGGACGATGGCAGGATACTGGCGGAACGGATGTAGAGCTGCAACGCCGCGCTGATGAGCTTGTTTCCCAGTTGGAAAAATTATCTGATTCCATGCCCCACCCGTGGCACATAACAGCTCTGAAATATGGTGCTCAAAGCTTTCCCTTTACAATTGGTCCCATGATTGCCCCCATAGCCGGAGGTGCACTTATCGGCGGTCCCCTTGGAGCAGCCATCGGTGTAGCAATAGCAGGCATCCAATCGTTTGATATTATGCGGGGTCTCCAATATTACCAGCTGCGTAAAAGCGGGGTGCGTCACGACATCGCCAGTCCCATTGCTCATCTCAGCGGGTTAGTGCAGGCTGCGGTTGAAATGGGATTAGGGAACATTCCGGCTGTAGCCGCCGCGGTGGGAAAGGGTATGATTCCCACTATTACCGGAGCAGTGGTTAAACGATTGGCACTTTCCGGCAAGCTTGGTGTATTGGCCCGGGGATTGACGCGATATGCAGGCCAAGCACTTGAAGAAGCCTCCGAAGAAGCGATTCAGGAATTAATGCAAGCAGGATCTCAATATCTTGCCTCCGAGCTTCAAGGGTACGGCGTAGAAGTTCCTACATCTGAACAAATAGCCGATCAAGTATGGGAATCAGCCAAAGGTGGATTCCTGGCCTCTTTAACCATGGGTATTCCCGGCACCGTTTTAGGTCTGGGAGCCGATAGGCGGCAGGCACAAATCCTGACCGGTATGGCCCGTGAGACTGATCGGGAAACGTTTCTCAGCCAGGCAAAGATGCTGGACCTGGAGATGTTTCGGGGTTTGAGTCCCGAAAAAGTCGAAGAAACTCTGGGAATTATTTGGGAAGTGCAGAATCGGCCCGCCCCGGTGAAGGCCCCGGTGGCCCCTGCCGTGAGTGTTCCCGTTGAAGAGGAAGTTCCACCCATGAAGGAAGCTCCACCCACGGAGGAAGTGCTTGCGGTCTATCGTACTCCCCAACAGCGTCTATACGGGGAAGTAATTACTATCCGGCAAACTCGGGAGGGGAAAAAAGAAATATTGAAGATCGGAGATCCCGAGTCTCGGAAGCGCTATGGTTACATCAGTTACGAGAGTACATCTGAAGGTATTGAGATCGACCAAGTAGTCGCTGAAAAGGCAATAGAGAAACGGGATATGATACTGGAACTTGCCGCCCGTAATCCCGGTATAGCTATTGAGTGGAATCCCGTTACCGAAGAAGAGATTGATCTGCGTCATGATTTGATCAGTAATAATCCACGAGGAGAACAATTTGGTCTGCAGTGGTTTGCTGAAGTCGAAGCAGAACCCAAAGAACTCACCCGGGATGTTTTTGTTCGAAAGATGAGCAAGGCATTCAATGCGCCGATTGAACAGGCTGAATATTATGGATGGCTGGCAGATCGGTTTGCGAAGAATCAGGGTATAGATACTGATGAGTGGTTGCAGCGCTACATTGCCCCGGAAGTAACGGAACGTACCCCCGAGATCGAAACTGCTTTAACTACGAAACATGGAGTAGCCGGCACGATGTTTCGCACCGAGGCGGGTGAATATGTCCCACCCATGAAGGTCGATGGCCGGGAACAGATCAAGGCGGTATTTGTTGCACTGGAAAAAGCTGATTTTCATCACGGAGTCCACGAGTTCTTTCACGCGGTGGAACGGTTGGCTCTTTCTCCTGAGCAGGTGAAGTTCTTTGAGAAGGCCCTGGGGGAGTTGCGGGAAAAGTGGACTGAAGAACATATTGAGAAATTGGCGAATTTATTTGAGGACTACCTGGCTACCGGGGAAGCCCCCACCGAGGGCCTGCGACAGGTATTTGAGCAAATTGCCCGGATTCTGAGAAACCTGATTTCTTTCATTGAAGAAAGAAAGGGTCCCATAAAGCTTTCACCGGAATATAAGAAAGCCTATGATGCGTTGTTTCAGCGCCCCGAAAGTGGTGTAGCCCAAGCGGAAAAAAGTACACTGTTCATAGATCAATTAGTGGAGGCTGAACCTCCACCCGCTGCGACCGTGGAAGCTGCGCTCGTGGAAGAAATTACGGCCCCTGAGGTTACTGTGCCGGATCCCGGTGCTACGGTGACACTTTTTGATCCGGATCGTATACCTGTAGTCGAGCTCCCCGTAGCCGATATTGTACTTTCCGAGGAAGTACCCAATTTCAAAGAGGGAGTTGACCGGCGGGGAGTAATTGAGCGTCTTGAAGGTGAGGGCTACGAACGTCTCGGTACGGCTCCGATTGTTGTTTGGGAGCGATTTAGTGGTCGCCTTGAGGTAATCACGGGTCGGCATCGGCTTGATTTAGCCCAGCGTACCGGAGAGCAGACGATTCCCGCCCAAGTTGTGCGTGAGGCCGACGGGTTTACCGCAGCCCAGGCCATGACTTTTGATGCGGAATCCAATATTAGAGATGGACAAGGGAGTGTAAGAGATTATGCAAACTACTTCAGAAACACGGATATTACAGAAGAACAAGCATCCGGCAGAGGACTTCTTGCGCGAGACAAGGGCCGTAAGGGCTTCGCTATTGGAAAGTATGCCTCCGATGGTCTCTATGCCCTGTACAGAAACCACAAAATTGCAGAAGCCAAAGCGGCGGCCATAGCAGCTGTTGCTCAAGATGATGAACGCTTACAGGATTTGGGGATTCTCAAGGCCAAGGAATTAAACGCCGAAGAGCTTTCCAATTATGTAACGATTCTAAAAACCACCGCACCCAACACTGCCGCCAAACAGGTGGATCTATTCGGCAAGGATGAATCGTTTATGATTGAAGCCGCCGCTATTGCGAAAGAAGCGGTGGCGAAAATGAATGAGCTTCGAACGGAATTCCGGGCGCTCAGTAGTGCATTACGGTTGTCGACGGGTAGACAAGCCAAGATTATCGCCGAATACGGGTTTACCTCCGGGGATGTGGGTGCTGTAGAAGCCCGGGTGACCGAACTCCAGGAGGAAATCCTGGCCTGGACGAACTGGACCACAGATCCGGCGAAGCATCAAGAACTACGTAAACGTGCGGGTTTGCTTCCCGGCCTGCCTATTCCCCCCATGACTATGCACCCCGATGATGATTTTGTACTTACAGGAGAACCAGAGTATATACCGGACCGTAGAAAAGTAGTGCAGCAGGGATTTGAATTTGCCGAACGTGTAGAAATTAACCTTGCAGATTATGAAAAGACACCGAAGGGTTGGATTCGAAAGGCAGACGGCAAGCTTGTCAAAAAAAGTTTGGCCCTGAAACTCACCCGGATCAAAGATGAATCAGATAATCTGCTGTTATTTCACCGGGCCCCCCCGGTGGGAAGCCCGGAGTTTCGGCGCTGGTTTGGGGAAAGTACTGTTGTCGATGAAAAAGGCAATCCCCTGGAAGTGTATCACGGTACACGTTTCGGAGGCTTCACAAAGTTCCGGCGTGGTGATCTTGGTATGCATTTTGGTACTATCAATCAAGCTTCAAAAATTTTAGGTAATTTACTGTCTGAGGATTTGAGGATAGGTTCTCCTGGAATATATCCGGTATACCTGCGCCTCCAGAATCCCGTTAGATTGCGGGATCTCGGATCCTGGGGTGCAGAACTCGTGTGGCCCCAATTAGCTGATATGGGAATTGTCCCCCGGTATCATCTTCATCGGACTATTTCTGCCGAAGAATATAAACGGCGTTATAGCTATTGGGGAAAAATCGTGAAACCTGAGACAAAATGGTTGGTTGTTACGCGTGACGGACATATCTGGGGACAATATGAAAATCTTTCGAATGCCGAAGGAGGTAAAGTTCAAGCATATAATCAGGACCTGCGGGCAATGTCTCCCAGTGAGCTCATCCGTATTTTGCGAGAACGCGGTTATGATGGGATCGTTTACTTGAATCGCCGAGAGGGGATTAAATGGCAACCCGGTGAAGATGTCCTTGATACGAATGATTTAACCGATGAGGAATTCTTTGAACGCCACCCTGAAGCCGAAGATTCTTGGATGGCCTTTGATCCCAACCAGGTTAAAAGTGTGTTCAACAAGGGAAGCTGGAGTATGTTGCAGGCCAGTATCTTGTTTCACCAAGAGATTGACGGAGAGGATTTGGCCGAACACGAAAGAGCGATTAATGTTCTGGAAGCAAATATTGCAGCTGAAGAAGCCAAACCTCCGGAGGAAAAGATATTATATCAGCAGTTCCGAGCCCGTCAAATCAATAATCAGAAAAAACTACTGAAGGTACTAAAAGATCCAAGGAGTAAACAACGGGGATTGTTGTTTATAAAGGAAGTAGAAGATCAACTCACCCGCTGGAAAATTATCTTCCCATCAACCCGCAGCGGAGCCCGGTGGCAGCTGTCTTATTGGGATTACTACGGCCCATTTTCTCATGAGTTGTTTAATTCTCGTGTAAATGCGATTCGCGAAGCGATTTCTGATGATTTTGAAATTGCCGAAGTTCAGGAGATACCCGTTCGTACCGTTCAAGAGGGAAAGTTTCTCCGTGGCGGGATAGACGAGGATTCCGGTAAAGCCTACGACAAGATGTTATTCCACATAGACGGGGAACCGGTTCTTGATTCAGAGAATGTTGTTCGGGCAATTCGAGAGAGTGAATGGTGGGAACGGTTCTATAAGCGGTATCGTAGGGGAGAGATCAGCACCAAAGACTTACCCATGCCCGAAGATCATTTGCCTCTCGGTATGTGGATGATTGACGATCAATGGGACGGCCCTTATGGTCGGCTGATGAGCCAGCTTCGAGAAGTTCCTATTGAGAAGCTTATTCCCAGCGAGGAAACGGATCCTACCAAGTATGAACATTTGCGGCAGTATAAGCTATGGGCTGAAGAGAATAAGATCCCGCCGCCGATTACTGTTTTGGAACTGGAGGATGGTTCTTTGAAGATTTCCGACGGTCATCGTCGTTGGCTAGCCGCGAAGGAGACCGGCAAAGACACGATCCGCGCCTGGGTGAACCCTCCAATGGCGACAGGTAAACTCACACCCGAAGGGAAGCCTATTTATGTTGGATTAACCGATCGAGGATTATTGGCGCGGGGAGAAGCTTCGGAAATTCTATTTCATCCCGAGGATTGGGTAGGCCGTTATCTATACGGTACCGAGCTCAGTCAGCAAGCTTATGAAGGGTATATTGAGCGAGCTAAGAATTATGAAAGTGCTGCCGAATTTCAGGAAGCTTTGACCCTGGAAGCTGGACCCCGGATTGAAGGCGATATCTCCGCTGAACAAGCGCAGGAGTTTTTTCAGGAGATCTGGGATAAAGCCCATCAAGAAGTCGCGGTTAAGGAATCTGTAGAAGATAAGATCCCTACACCCGAGTTACCCGAAGAACCGGAATACGATTACGGAGAGAAGATCCGTACGGCCCGGGAGATGGAAGGCGAGGAGGCGAAGAAAGCCGAGAGGGGAGAACTTGACGAAAAAGAAGTCGAACGTATTTCTGAGGTTGCCGAAGGCGAGGGAAAAGAAGCCGAGAGGCAGAGTCGGAAGGCAGAGAAAGAGGCAGAGTCGGCCCTTAAAGACCTGAGTGAGGAAGAACAGCGCATCATCAAGTTGGGTGATCAGCTGGAGGAAGCAATTAACGATATTGAAAAGATGGGGCCGGAACCGGAAAGACCCGGCAAGGCACGGGTAGACCTACAGGCTAAGATAGATTCTCTACGGGAACGCTTTGAAACGGCGCTGAAAAACAATCTTCATTTAGCCGAAACCCTGCTTAAAGAAATGATGTGGACCCGGGCGATCATAACCGGCGAGCAAACACCCGGAGAAGCCGCAGTCAAGGCCGCCGGTAAGAATTATCAAGAAGCGGTACGGCTGGGCCGGGAGCTTCAAAAGGCAATTGAAGAGGTTAAGGCTCGGGGAGTGGCGCTGAAAGCCAAGGAAAAACTGGCTCAGACCAAGGCCAAGTTGTACGCTCAAAAACGCCAGGCCGTAGAGAAATACAGAGAAAAGGTTCGAGTCTCCAAACAGAGACAGCGTGCTGCTAAAAAGTACCGGGAGCTCCGCAAAAAGCTGATACGGGACATAATGCGTCGACCCGGACGCAGTATTTCCTATCGTGATTACGCAGAGGTCATCCGGCAGATCCAGAGCAGTATTGATCCGGTAGCTCGGAGAAAATCCACACTGTATCGGCGAAAAGTCTTGCGACAATTTATTGAGGAAAATCCCGAAGCTGCAAAGTATGTAGATCCGAAAAAGCTTGAGGCCGCATATTCGGTATCTGTAGCAAATCTGAGTTTAGAACAACTGGAAGAGATCGACGGGATGATCAATGCTCTGCGTGAGCTTGGACGACTAAAGCGCAGCCAGGAACTTGAAGCCGAGCGGGCTTTCAGGGAAACTCATCGCGAGATGCTGGCTGCTGCGGTTTTACGCGGCAAGGAAATAGAAAAAGCCATTGGCAGGGTTCGTCCCACCTCTAAGGTGCTTCGTACATTATTGATGACCTGGAAACCGGACCGGATAGCGCTGATGCTAGATGGCGGAACCCCTGGGGTCTTTACGCGCTGGATAGTCGAGGAACCCAACAAGGCGTGGGCGGAAAAGAAGAAGATGGTACGGGCCCGGGTGAATCCTGTTCTTGCCAAAATGAAAGAATTGCAACTCACTCCGGACCGGCTGGACGCCCGCCGTGCCGTCAAAGGATTCTCCTGGCTCGGAGAAGAAGTAGATATTGAGGGATTCCGTTATTCTCACGGAGCTTACACTGGAGAGATGCCTACGGTGAACGATGTGATGTTCTGGTATATCGGTATTCAGAATGAAAAAACCCGTCAGGCTCTTGTCGCGGGGAACAATCTGCCGATGGATGTGATGCTCAAAGGTATTGAAAAACTCACTCCCAATCAAAAAGCATTTGCCGAGGCCATTGCTGGAGACTTTGAAAAAAACTTTATTCGTTTGCGGGAAGCATTTATTGATACCTTCAACATGGATCTTCCCGGGGAGGATCACTATGTACCCATGCGGCGGCTGGATCGGAGTTACGAAACTCGAAGTGAAGAAATTGCCGCTGATCTCACCTATCGCACGGGTTTGCGCAAAGAGTTTATCGCCCGCAACCCCACCTATGCCCGTATAGAGATCGCCGATGAGCACCAAAAACCCATCAGTACAAACATGCTTGGATTGTGGTTTGAGGGAGTGAGCCTGCAGGAAGGATTTATCGCTCAGGATCGGATGATCAAGCGTATGCATAGTATTCTGGAAAGCGATACAGTACGGGATGCTGTAACGCAACGTTACGGCCCGGAATTAAATAAATGGATTTCCCGGTATATCAATGATCTGGCCCGAGACGACATCTATTCAGCTAAGACCGCAGGAGAGAAAACAGCCCAGGCTTTCCGATCTCACCTGGTAATTTCCTATCTTGCTTTCAATTTGCTCACCTCCGGCAAGCAAGCGGCCTCCCTGGCTTTGTTCATGGCCGACAGTGGCCCCGGGCGGCTTCTGGCTGCCACAGGGCAATGGATGGCGGCAAAAAGTGCTGCGGTTGCCAGTGGAAGGTTAAAGGGGAATAAGCTTCTTGATTTCGTGGAAGAGCGAAGTGAACTGATTAAAAACCGCCAAATTAACCGGGAATTTGAGGAACTGAAACGGCTGGATGGGAAACTATACAATCAGATTATTAAAAAAGTCGGCCATCTGGGGATGTTGGGGATTCAGTGGGTAGACAAGGCCACGATTACGATTGGCTGGAAAGCAGTGTACGATCACGTTCTGGCAAAAACCAGTATTGAGGCAAAAGCAATTCAGGCCGCCGACAAAGCAGTGGCGCGCACACAACCCTCCGGGAGGGTGCAGGATCTGGCCGAGATCTACCGTTCCGGCCAGGCGCTTACTTTTTTTACCATGTTCACCAATGCCTTAAATGCCTATTGGAATGTTTTGAGCTTCGACGTCCCCATGGCTTTGCGACAGGGCCAAGTATTACACGCCATGACTGATTTCACCGCTATTGCTATTTCCGGGGCCATGATTGCACTGATCTCCGGAGCCCTGGTTGGCGGGGATGACGAGAAGAAGCGCAAGGAAATCGCCAAGGGAATTTTGAAACAATATACGGCCACGATCCCGATTATCGGGTCTTTGATAACCAGTGCCCTTGAGGGATACAGCCGTGGATTTGAAATTTATCCGGCTGTGGGTAAAGCCTTTACGGCTGTTCGGGCAGCCAGCCGCGAGGAGTACGGGAAGGCCGTAGCTGCAGCAGCCGAGAGTTTGGCCTTTGCTTCAGGTCTACCCGTGACCGGTTTCAAGCGCATATTGACTGCAGCGCAGAAGCAACATCTTGGGGCCCTGCTGGGATGGAAGGAGGAGTAACGGATGAAACCCAAGATTGGAGAAACCCAAAGTCTTGCTAATTCCGTTAATTCCATACCCTATACTAATCCTACGTACGGGGATATCCAGGATGGTTACGATAAAGGCGGCGGCACCACGACACCCACGCAGCGGACGATCTTAGAATGCAAACCGATTGGGCTGAATTCCATCACGCTGAATTGGGACCGGCAGAACAATTTGACCAATTTCGATCATTACGAGGTGCAGGTCTCTTCAGATGAATCGAATTGGTATAGCCTTCGGAACGACGGTGTAGATTGGAAAGATCAACTAGGTGCAGTTACAAGTGTCTATGACGAATATATTACACATGAGAATATCCCACCCGGCGGTACTGAAGATGATCCCACCCCGCTCACACTTTACTATCATGTTCGAACGGTTACAAAAGAGCCGGTAAACGGCGAATGGTCGGCCACTGCCAGTGCAACAGCGAATCTGATAGAGAGTAAGTATATCAAGAAAGATGCAGTTACATCTGCGAAGTTGATTAACGATGCGGTTACTTCAGCAAAGATCGCAGCACAGGCGGTGCTCGAAGAAGCTCTTGCCGCAGGTGCAGTCACCGAAACCAAGATTGGAGAGGACTCGATCAGTACGGCAAAGCTCCAAGCGGCTGCAGTCACAGCGGCCAAGATTGCTGCCGGAGCTATCGTAACCGAGAAACTCTCTGTGATTGCCCGAGAATACATCAACAATATCTCGCAGACCCATGTTCTCAACGGCTGGGGAGGGATACACGAGGACGGTTCCGGCAGCACATCTATTATGTCCTTGGTTGATGCTACGGTAAACGGTGCCGTTACCAAAGTTTTGCGGATGACGAACACCGGCAATCGCCATATCCGGTCAAAAACCTTCCCAATTAATCATGACAAGATCTATCGATTCACGGTTTGGTTAAATAAAAGCTCAGACGATGGTAACATTGAACTGGGACTTTCCGCCTTCAATGAGACAAATGAAGGAAACGAAGGTACCAATAATGGGCAAGGCACTAGGATAATTCAAAGATATAATGCTGCTACGAGAGCTTACGTTGATGAACAATTAAGCGTATATTTTACAACGCCGTTTGATCAAACCACCTGGACTGAATACACAAGCTATATAGTGGGGGCGAACCGTGATGTTAATGATTGCCCACAGCATAAGAATTGTACGTATATCGCAAAGCTAAAATCCGACACGACCGATGTTGCCATCAGATTCCTGAACTGGGCAAACACTTCCGAACAGACCCTCGACCTCTGCTCTCCCTCGATAACGGAAGTAGGTGCAGGTCAGATAGTAGCGGAAAATATCGTTGCTGGATCTGTGGTAGCAGCCAAGATCGCTGCCGGAGCGGTCGAGACGTCGAAACTTGCAGCTTATGCAGTAATCGCAGACAAGATTGCTGCTAACGCCATCACAGCGGGTAAAATCTCGGCAAATACGCTACAGACGCTTCTACTTAAAGCCATATATCTCTGGATTGGCTATGCAGGTACCGGAGATTATGACAATCCTGATGAGGGTGATAGGAGGATTTACGCTGATGGCGATGAAATTTTATTCCAGATCTATACAAAAGGAGCATGGTCAACTGAGCGTCAAATTGTTCTTGGCGGTGTTGATTCTAACAGTAACTTTCGTCCCTTTCTAGCTTGCCGGGGAGTCCTCGGCGATATAACGGACTCACCACTTCTTGATCCGATCCCTACGCGTGATCATCACCTGTTCAAGTTTGACAATAATGCAGAAGACCAACATGGTGTTGATCCGTGGACAGTTACTTCAGGAGCGTTTACTTATTCCTCTGATACAAAATGGGAAGGTACACACTCATTGGCTTCATCGGGTACTTTTTTTAGTGCATGGTATGATGGAGGTTGGAACATTGGAGATAGTGTCACGGGATGCTTTATGTTTCGTGATAATGGGGGAACTGCAATAATTGATATTCTTAGTTGGGGCGGAGTAGTTTATCAGAATTATATACTCTTGCGATATACTATTGATGAAAAGATTCAGATTCAGTTTAAAAAGAATGGTACGGTAACTTCGCAGACATTTGGTGATTCATTAGCACTAAATACATGGCATTTTATCTGTTTTACATATAATAGGGAGACAAACACTGCATATCTTCGAGTGAATAATAATGAGTATAGTTTTTCTCCTGACGGATCGTGGGGGTCGGGATCTGATTATGTCTATTTATCTATGGCCAATGGAGGAAATGGTCGATTTCTGGATGATCTTTTAATCTCGAATGATACGGCTATGGACCCCGACCTGTTCTTCCAGCATGTTAAACGAAATGTCGCCTGGACTGCTGAGTATTTTGCCCATGATATCCTATTAAAACCGAAACCCGGCGGGCGAGTGGTAATCGATGATGGCGACACTGAACCCAGCGGAGGAACATGGCATAAGATCGCAAATCCCCCCACCAACTGGATTGCATCCAAGACCAGCGGGTGGACGGTGGACTCTTTCAGTGGCGGGTTGGAAGTAGATTTCTCCAACGTTGTACCTGCCGGGACGAAAGCGGTGCGGGTGATAGTAGCTCAAAGCCAAACACAAGATTATATCTATTGGCGAAAAAGTGGTGATTCAAATATTTCAAATACTCCATACGATAGTCGGGAGGTTAGCCATTTGGTTATGTTCGGAGATGATGATGTGGCACAAGCTGTTATTTGGCTTAGTGGGAGTTATAAGGCACAATTTGCCGTAATAAATACTAGCGCAGCTTTATATGTTGCTAAACCTGTGGAGTATTTATTATGAGATTTTACCTGAAAGAATATCCAGACGGCATTGAGTACTCGCCCGTTGGCCAAACAATCGACCAGAAGAAACTTGATGAGGGTTTTGTGATCGTTGATGAAATCCCACAACAAATCAGGGACAAGGAACCTGGGGGCAAGGATTATGTTGAACCCGTTGATCCGAGAGACGTGAAAATAGCCGAGCTTGAGTCTAGGTTGGCGAAGTTGGAAAGCAAGATGATAGAGGTGGAAACGACAAAATGAAACCAGAAGAGATACAGAAGCTATCTGATCGCCAACTCCTCGTTAAGACCTTCGGCGACGTGGAGTATATCAAGGGCATATTGGGTAACGGCGGTGGGGTGCTGGAGGATATCCGACAATTGCAGAAATCCCAGGCTCGATATGTCACCCGGGGGGAACTCATGCTCACCGTAGGTATCATCTCGGTAATCTTCGCAGGAGCAGGGGTGCTAATCGTTTTTCTGTGACATAGCAAACTGGGAAAGGAAAATAATAGCCGGCGAATAGCCGGTTTTTTTATGGGGAGGTAAGTATGACTGAAATCACACAAAAGTTATTGACTCCCAACAGGTACTCTCGGCCCCAGACTCCGTTACATAAAATCAAGGGGTTGATCATGCACTGGGTGGGTAACCCCGGTACATCTGCAGTTTTCAATCGTAATTACTTCGAGATGCGGAAAAATGGGATGCTTGGATACGGTTCGGCGCATCTGATCGTCGGCCTGGAGGGGGAGATTATTCAGTGTATTCCGCTTGATGAAGTGGCACATCATGCCGGTCCTACATCAAAAACAACGAAGGAAGCTCGGAAGATCTTTGGCGCTTATCCCAACGGTTGTTTGATCGGCATAGAAACCTGCCACCTTGATTGGGCAGGTAGATATACAAGTGAAACCTGGCACTCGGCGGTAAAATTGTGTGCCTGGCTCTGTCAGCAGTTCGGTCTCACCGAAGACGATATTTTCACCCATCATTTTGTTACCGGCAAAGAGTGTCCACGGTGGTTTTTGAGCAATCCCGATGAATGGGTGCGGTTTTTGAATGACGTGGAAGTAACCAGATAGGAGGAATAATGCGAAGTAAACGAGTACTTGTGATCGCGGATACACATTGTGGTAGTCGTTTGGGATTGACGCCCCCGGATTGGATTCCGCCGGATACGGCCATGGTACTCAAGCCCATGTGGAGCTGGTACGAGAAAACCGTAGAGGATATTGGGCTTGTGGATACGGCGATTCTCAATGGTGACGGCGTAGACGGGGAGGGGAGACGGGGAGACCTGGAACAGCTTACTCCAGATACCCTGAAACAAGCGGAGATCGCGGAAGCGGCGTTGAGCAAAATCAAGACCCGCCGCTGGTACCTGACGTATGGAACGCCTTGGCACACCGTCGGCAGCTACAACTACGAGGACCCCCTGGCCGAGGCGCTGAACGGTAGCATTAAAGATACGCAACTACTGGATGTTAAGGGTCATAAGTTTAGTTTCCGGCATGTGGCCGGTCGCAGCGATACGCCTTACGGCCAGGGTACGCAGCTGTTCAAAGAGGTTGTGCGGGACATGATGGTTGCACTTCTGGAGGATCGGGAATCTGCGGAAGTAACGGTTCGAAGCCACGTACA